ATACTACCAAACATCTTGACTATTGCTTCTCTTACCTCTTGCGGCTTTTTACTATGCTTAGTCCTATCACGTTTTGCTTCAATCAGTTGTCTGACATTTCTGGCGACAAGATACTGTGTCATTTTCCCTTTAGTACCGAACAAACATATCTCGCTACCTTTCATAGTCCACTGCCCCATATAACATACCTGTTTGCCGCTTAACTCTTTTTTGTTCCATACAAATGCAATGGTTTTATATTTAAATCCCCAGTTTTCCATCACTTCCAATGCATCTGGCAAATGTGAATCGGTTGTCCACATAAAACAGGCACAATTGTCATGGATAATCTGTCTGACTGGTAAGTGACATATATCATTAGTTGACATTACATCATATGCCCTTGTAATTGCTCGGTGGTGGTCTGTCTTGTTAGATGAATACATCCTATTGCCATAACTCCAAGGCGGATCTGCATAAATTATCTGATATTTTTTATTTGGAAACGGTATCATATTATTTACCCTCTCCATAAAGCCATTCCGTCACCTGCTCTGTGCTGTAATTAACTGCCTTATCTTGTTTGTTCTGCTGTACCGCTTTAACAACTGAATCAACTGGATTATGTAACTCTGGCTCTTTACCCTCTTTTATTTGCATCTGCCAAGTCAAACCCACCTTAATACAAATCAGTGCAACAAAAAAGCCGCTTATAAAAGCAGCTAGTAAACCAATTGTGTATACTATATTCATTTATTTACACCTCACATGGTTCACGTTCAACCATTTCATCCATACGTTTTTCTATATCCCATTGTAATTTTTCAAGAATGTCAATTTGATTCATTCGTTCCGAAAGTATAGTTTCATGTTTTATGCAATCGTTATTTATAGTCTTTCTAATGCCCCTAATTATTTGTTTAATATTATCAATTGTTTCTACCATATGTCTAAATCATTCCTTTCCCCACATCTTTTACAATAATAAGGTTGCCATACATAACTCATTCCGAACATATCCTTTTCATCAGCTTTTATTAATTCATGTCCAAATATTTTACAAATCCATTTTACCATATATCTAAATCACTCCCTCTTAACCGCTATACCTATTGGAACGTTTTCACAGCAACCATCTGTATCAAAGTAATGTATCCCATCTTCAACTCTCATATCGTTAGGATATTCTTCAACAATATCTATAGTATCAAAACTTCCATATACTTCTTCTAACTCATTTTTAAGTTTATTGAATAGTTCTATTTTGTCATATATATTCATGTTATTTCCCCACTTTCTGGATTTCTTCTCATATCGTCCCACTCTTCATCGGTTACGCTATTTTCTAGCTTAAATATCCTCATGTATTCTTGGACTACTGTTCTGAATCCTATTGTTTCTCTATTGTATTTCTCAATTAACATATTTCTTCTTTCTTTTACCATATATCTAAATCACTCCGTTCTTCTTTACTCTCAAACATCCAGTTTGTGTGCTTTTTCTTTACTTCCACAATTGGTGCCCTCGGTCTGCCTGCTACAAAATAAACTAACATATCAACTGCATGAGTTAAATTGTGAGGCTGATTAGCATACTCGTTTTGTTTATTCTTGTCTTTTTGTATATTCTGCAAACATCGTGTAGTTTCTTTGCATATGTCTTCATCAAAGGTCAATAATGCGGTTTCGTATTCTTCCCCGGTCTGTTCATCCTTTACCGTGATAGGTTTTAAGTGTTCAGCCAACATATAAGCCCCTTGTTCGCGGCTACCCGGAATAACCTGACTTAGGTATATGCCGTTAGCTTGAAATACCTCTGCATTACTCTTACCTGTCTGATTACTCAGATTCCACATATCTTTAGGTGCTAGATAAGAATAGATTGTTTTACCTGCTGTAAGGGTTCTGAGTTCTTCGGCTGCATCTGATACAAGTAAGCCGCTTTTATGTACTTCGCCCTTTTGTCTTGCGTAACCGTAACGGTCTATTTCAAATAATCCGGCTGCTAACATATCCCTTCCATAGTCTAATGCTATGTAGAATCTGCTATGTGTCTTCTCAAACTCTACTGATTTAATGTGAATAGATTGTTTGTATTCAGTAAAATATGCACCACCGGGTACAAGAAACGCTTCTTCTTCTGTTTCTGGATATTCGGCTAGTGTTGAATCTCCTAAATCCTTCTTCGTTTGCTCATACCATTCTTTTGTTCTTCTTGGATCAGTGTTCCATCCTAAGAAGATCCTGTTAAAAGTATTGTCACCTGTTTTACTCGCTGTCCATATGTCTTCAAATAAGCTACCGCGTTCTATGGTGCTTAGTCCTATCAGCTTACCACCTGTTGGTCTGTTTATTGTTGGGTATGCTGCTGTCCATATGTCTCTTGCCCATTGTTGAAATGCCCATTCATCAAGAATAACTAAGTTTGCAGTAAACGACCTGCCGGAGTCTGGCGCTGCTGTGAATGATTTAAACGTGCTGGGCTCTCCATCTTTGTGTAGTATTGTAACTTGTGAAGTAGTAGCGTTTATAATTGGTTTAATTGATTCCGGCATATATCGTAATATAAAACTAACACGCCTTACAAGTTCTTTTGCATCATCATCCTTCTTGCTTAATGCTACTACCATATAACCCGGCTTAAACATCATACACCATACTGCATAAGCTAATGTAAGCCACGTAAGACCCAATTGTCTGGCTTTGAGTACAATGTTAAGTCTCTCGTTTATAAAGTCTTGCAAGGCTTTCTTCTGTCCATCCCATAAATGAAAAAGAACAGCCAATTCCTCGCTGTCCCTGTCTTCTATGTGAACGTAATGTTCAATGAAATATTCACAATCATTCTTGATTAAGTTTAAGTTAGCTTTCTTCCTTACCCACTCTGCTAAACGCTTTTCTCTGTCATACATTATATCACCTACTGTTTAGGTTCAGTCCATGCTACCATAGTTAAATATTCTATTAGTTCGTCTAGTGACATGTTTGATATCATCTTTGCTAATTTATATTTTGCTTCTTCTTCTGTATCTGCTTCCATAAAAGCAAAGTGGCTATCTATCATTATTTTATAGTTATTCATTCTTACTCACTCCTTGCTGTATTGCTTATATAGGCTCAACCTTCATCATTTTTGTAATTATATCAAGTCTTTCTTTACGTTCAGATTCAGTTATAGGCTTATCGTTAAGCATTTTATCATCAATATAGCATAATCTTTTATACTCTTTATTAGTTACTTTCATATCCTTGTCCCCCTTCTATATAGGCTCAATACATCGTTTTTCCGTCTGCATCTTTACCGCTTGTTGCCCTGTTTACAATTATTTTTGCTATAAAATCAGCATCGGCATTCTTCACAACATCACATATTCCATTAAAAGCTTCGACTTGCAATTTCCTTACATATTTATTTCTACTTCCCAATCTCATTAATTCAACATATCCCTCTATAGCTTCTAGTGCTTCATTTAGATTCATATATCCTTATTCCCTTCTTATGTTCTATACCTCAGCTTATAATTGCGTTTCAGCTTGTTTTAACTCTTCTTTTATTCTATTCAGCGCCATTTGTATTACGTCTATATTCCAACATATATTATCATCGGTTATGCTATCTTCTATCTGCATTGCTCCTGTTATTATACATTTAGACCATTGTTTTCTTCTCTCTAAATCCATATCACTTGCCATCCTTTCCGAAACTCTTACACATAGTTGGCTTTGTTCTAGTTCCTTCTGTGCTACTTTTATCTAATTGCTCTTTAAAGGTTGTTGGCTTGCTCTGTTGTGCGTTGTAACTCTCTACTGCCATTCTAATGTAATCACTTAAATACTTATCAGCTTTCTCAGCGCATATTTTTGTAGCTTCTAAAAACTCTGATGTTACTTTCACAGGTGGAAATGATTTATCTTTTATTTTAGGAGACATTATACCGCCTCCTTTATATTAGGTTTCTTTAAAGGTTCATATCTTGTAATTTTTGCTGATTCTGTACCCCATACCGTCCATATACATTCCATTGTAGGCGCTCCACCTTTTGCGCCAAATAAAAAATCTGGTCTCCATGTTAATGGCAATACTGCTTCTGGTCTAAAATCCTCAAATACTTTTAATCTACTTTTTGAATGCCAGTATTGAGATTTCAATAATAATGCAAATGGTTTTTTATGCTCTATACTTCTTCTTATAAATTCTTCTGACACATTAAATGGAGGATTTGTTATTATCCAATCGCATGGTATCATTTGAGTTTTTAAATAATCTATTCCATTATATCCGTAACCTGTTTCGTTGAGATCGGTAGGATATACCCAATGTCCACGTTTAGCAAGCGCTTTTGCCATATGTCCTTCACCGCAAGCGCATTCCCATATAGTTGACCCGTCTGGAATCTCTAAATAATTTAATAATGCAATAGTTACTTCATCTGGTGTTGGGTAAAAATCTGTTTTAGGTCTATCATATGCACTTTTATTTGCTAATATATTTCCATCCATTATTTTTGCACCTCTTGAATTTCATATCTCTTCACATTTGATCTTTTTCCACAGTGCTTGCAATATCCTGTGGCGGTATACGATGCAATACCTAATATTTCTGGCAATTTTGAATCTGGGTAAAATTTATCGTGGCAACTTTTACATAATGTTACTTTCATAATATAAATACCTCCTTATTAAGATACTTATATTATATCACTTATGATATGCTATTGCAATACATTTATTATACTTTTGATATTCTTTTATTACCTCTAATTACACGAAATATCAGCTATGTGTAATTACATTTCCCTATTCTACTGTGTTTCAAGGATTGCGATATATTTCGCATCAGCTAAACACTACATCTTGTGGTTTACTCCTACGGTGGAGCAACATGACTTTATCTATTTAGTATCTCATTTATCTTTTCATATTCCATTCCTTTTTCATATTTCTCTATTTCCTCCGGCGTTGCCTTAGATCTAAACAGTTTATCTTCGTCTGTCATATCGTAATTTAGGTTTGTATTGGTACTCTCAACCTTCTCTGTGAATAGCTTCAAGTGTTTGCCTAGTAATTCCAGGCTCTTGTTTGCTCCACTTGAGTCAAACTTAAACTCACCGGATTCAACCTTTTCTCCGTTTTCATATATATAAACAGGTTCCTGTTGCATACATCGTTCAGCTACTGATCTAAGGTTATTCAATACCCATTCAGCAGTTAATATATTCTTTTTAGCTACTATATCCTTTAATTCATTAAGCCTTGCATTTAGCTTGTAGTCATTAGCTAACCTACATGCTTGTTCATCTATCGTCTTATCTGTCATGCCTTTGTAACTGTACGATTGCTTATAAGCTTCTCTTTGGCTTAATCCAGTGAATAGTCCTTGTACATACTTTTCTTGTTTTACTGTCAACCCTTGTCTCATAGTATCAACTCCTATACTTGCATAAAAAAAGCAGCCGGTTAAGCTGCTCTACTGGTGTTGCTATTCTCTAAAATATCAATTCTTTTACATCCTCATCTACTGCTGTTTCATATGCCAACTCAAACTGATTCTCACTGTTTACTTCTTTGGTAATATTGCAATAATCATGTAATGAATAAAACTCATTTAATTTGTGTTCAAAATCCTCTTGGCTTGTATAATATCCATCCAACATTGTTTTACCTATCATAAAACCCTTATTGCACCCTCGGCACACTAAATACATTCTATTGTTTGCCATTATCCTTCACTCAGCTTTCTTATAATCTCACTTGCTGCATCAACCTTCACGATCATTTTGATATACCCTGTTCTATCTGTGCTCAGCTTCTCTGCTTTTGTCGCAAGGCTTCTTAATTTCGTTTCTACTCTTTATATTAAGTTTAATTAATATCCTACTCATATGGGTTCTAACTGTTCCCTCAGCTATTCCTAACCGTTCAGCTATTTGTCTGTTGGTTAAACTCTCTTGCTTTATTAAGTCCGCGATCCTCTGCTCTGTTGGTGTGAGTGTTATCATGGCGCCACCAAGCGAGCCATCTTGTCAATTGAATCTTCTATATCCATTTTCATCAATTCATTAGCCTGTTCGTCTGTGATTCGTTTGTGCCATACAGGAGCATTTGACTTGTTGACTTGTGATTCTATATAATACTGTCCGGCTGTTGTTCCTTCATACCAATCTATATGTCCATTATTACAATGAATCTTATCGTTTTTTTCACTTACTACTAAGTTTGTCCAATTGTCTCTTATTACGTTCGAACTATTAATTAGTATTTTCATTTTGCGCACCTTCTGTTCTCGCTGCCTTTTCCGTATGCGCTTTTTTCGGTATAGAAACGGAGGTTCATTTCTTTGTAGTCTACCATGTAATCTGTGGATTTGAACCATTCATAATCAAATACATAACTACTTAATAATTCTTCTAGGTTTGCAAAATGTAACAATGTTGAACGG